GGCAGTGTTGGATGTCGTCGTTGCCACCCATGCGGCAATGTTTCCCGCAGTAGGAGCTGTCAGAACGGCAATGTCTCCGGCGAAACCGCCGCCAGACGGCGTGGACGTGACAAACAGAACACGCCGCCCGATCTTGGTCACGTTGGTGAACCCGGAGAACAGCAGCGTATTCTCGCCAGCTCCCGCAGAACCGTTGCCAGCGTCAAGCTCGTAGTTGTAGAACTTGAACGCAACCTGCGCCGTGGAGCCGTCCTGTGTAAACGGTACAGCGCCAGCGGGGATGGTCAGTCGGTTATTAATCGTGACCGTGTTCTCGTAGGTTCCGACCGTGCCGCGAATGTAGAAAAACGGGCCATCAGCCTTGCACTGGGTGACCTCCAAAACTCCGCCACGAGTCCACAGCGCGTAATCGAATCCGACCCACTCGCAGTTATTGAAGTACAGCGTCGGCATCGTCGCAATCGTCGACGCGTTCTGGTACACGCCATAGGCCGTGTCTCCAGCGACAACCGTACCGTCAACCGTGAACTTGCAGAAGTTGAACCGTGCAACCTGGCCGGCAACGGAGTCGTGCCACAAGTAGACACCACTGACAGGTTCAGTAGCTCCAACGGACTTTGTTCCAACAAAAAGGCAGCGGTTGAACTCAACGTCGTACCACTGCCGCACCACTGAGACGTTGGAGTTGTCGGTCGTGTACAGCGTGCAATCGTTGAATACGAACTTGGAGCCAGAACTGCCGAACATGGTGAAGGCGTGAGCGGTCATTCGCAGATTGCTGACCGTGATTGACGATCCTTCGCAGTACTTGGCTGAGATGTCTACCTTGCCGCCAACAAAGAAGTTATTGATTGCCAGCTTGTAGGCTTGGCCGGCCGACGAGATAGGCTCGAAGTCGATTGCCTTGTCGTGTACGTCGCCGCCAGAGGTGCAATCGCTGATGGTCAGCGCATGGCCGCCGCCCGATGACACAACGCCGCCACGGAAGTGGTTCCAGAAATGGCAGTTCTCAATCAGGCCTTTGACGCCGTGGTACAGGTTGATGCCATCGCCGCAGCACTCGCGGATGTCGAGGTCGTGGATATGCACGACAACATTACCGACAGAGGTGGTTGTCGTACCAAGGCAGATTGCGGCCTGATGCTCCAGCTCGTAGCCGGTATACGTTCCCTGATTGGCACGGTTGCAATCCAGCACGCCGTTCTTGATTGTTAGCGGCTTGCTGTCCAGAGCGCCGTCGTAGTAGTACCCGGTCGCGGCCATGGTAAATAGCCGAGTAAAGTCCGGCTGATTATCCAGCATCTTGATGGTTGACCCGTTCAGGTCAATGCAGATACCTGCCGCAATATTTACGGTTCCAGAACGGTAGGTCTTACTAGGACCAAACAGCAGATTGCCGCCGCCGATTGACTTGATGTAGTCGCAAGCCGCTTGAATTGCAGATGTGTCATCGGTCGTCCCATCACCCACAGCGCCGTAGTCACCTACCGATACGGTATCGCCGAGCTTGGCGACCATGGTGCGGCCAGAATACGGGAGATCCCCAACGATACCAGCGGCCAACTGCGAGCGCAGGATGCGCTTGGTGGCGTTCGCACTGGTGTCGAAGATGACCAGATTGTCGTCATTCGCAGTAGACGCACCGGCCAGAGCATCGAGATCGGGGATTCGCTTCGCAGTCATATCTACTCCAAAGAGCTAGGGGGCCGAAGCCCCCCGCTCATTACGACGCCATGATGACCCAGTTGGTCCCATTGCTAACCAGCATAGCCCAAGCACCAGCAGTACCAGCCAGGATGGCCGTGCCCGCCGTAGCCGAGGTAACAGGCAGAACGTTCGACGCGGCAGACACAACCGTCTGAGCCGCAATCGTCTTGATCACCAGAACACGACCAATATTGGTCGACGCAGCCGGCAGCGTGACAGTGATCGAAGCAGCGCCATTGCAAACGATGAAGTTCTCAGTCGCAGCAACAGTGAAGTTCGCCGTCTTGGTCACCGGAGCGTTCGACACGATGTTGGTCATCGTGACGTTGGACATGGTTCCGCTGTTGATGCGGACGTTGTCCATCGCAATACCAGTATAGACACCCATGCGTTTCTCCTTAGAGAAGGGGGGCGGTTAGGCCCCCCTCCATCTTAGCTCGCGTCAGCGACGATGACGAACGCGTTGACCACGCAGTTGGCCGGAACCGCCGTGTTGAGCAGCAGGTCCACGGTGTCAGCAGCGGCGACCACGGTCGGGTTGGCGAGGTTAGCCGCCTTAAGCCCGGTCGAGTTCGACGCAGCATCGTCCGCAAAGGCGTTCGCAGCGGCCGGAGTGCCGCCAGTGAAGCCCAGATCGAACGTCGCGGTCGTGTTGGTCGTCTCCGCAGACACCACGAACAGACCACCAGCCAGCACGATCGAGCCGGCCGGGAGCTGGATGATCTGCAGCGTGTCGGTGGCAGCCAGCGCGGCAACACCAGCGGCAGCACGGGCAGCGACGATCTTGGCGAAGTCCAGCTTCACCTCGAGCTTCGTGACCGCACCGAGGCCGTTCGCGTCGTACGCGGCGACACCCTTGTTAAAACCAAGCGAATCAGTATAAGCAGCCATTTTCCATAACTCCTAGGGTTAGGCCAGCGTGACGACGGCGGTCGACAGGGCTTCCGGCTTCACCACCTTGTAGCCATACACCTGCAGGCCACGGATGATGTTGCCGAAGGTCGATTCCGAACGGATGGTTTCCATGTTCGTCATCTGCGACGCGAACGTGAAGCCCATCTTCGTGCCAGCGATGATGTTGAACTTGCCCGAAGACACGCTCAGGTTGTGGCTGACATACAGCGTGAAGCGGTCGATCTGGCCCAGACGGCCATTGCGGATCGGGCTCGCGCTGTCGCCGGTCAGCGACGCATCCTTCAGCTCGGACTTCTTGATCATGCCCGCCATCTTGGCCGGGATGACGATGAAGCGGCCCTGCTCGGGGCAGTTGGCCTCATCCAGCACCGTACCCATGTCGACGATCAGGTCGATCACCGGGGTCGTGCCACCAGCGCCATCCTTGGTCACCGACAGCGGCGAACCGGTCGTGCCGAGGTTGAACGAAGCGGTCTGCTCGCCAGCGGTCGCACCCTTGTTGAACGCACCGATGTCCGGGAGGATGTCGGTCAGCACGCGGGTGTCGATCTTGATCTTCATACGCTCGGAGGCGTCCTTCGACCAAGTGTCCATCAGGTTGATGTCCGACTGCACCTTGTCAACGTCGTCTTCGACGCAAGCAAAGTACTCGCCCTTGTCGATGACGAGCTGCAGCTTCGGCTTGTCCGGGTTCTCAACCGTCAGGGTCTGGCCCTTGACGTAGTCGCGGATCGTGATTTCCGGAGTCGTGCGGATGTTGACGGTATCGCCGTACTGGCGGATCTCGCCCTCATAGTCCGTGTTGGCAATCGCCGCGAGAACCGTAGCATCGTAGAAGTTCTCGATGAGCTTGCCGGACCAGATCTCCGGGATGAAGTTGCCCGAGTAATTCGGGCGGCCAGTCGTAACAGGATAAGCCATGATATATACCCTCTAATCAAGCATTGATTTGGATGCGATTCTCACGCTGTGCAGCGAAGATATCGCGCTCGATACGGTCGCGCTCCTGCTCGCGGCCCTTGTACTTCCCAGACCGCACGTCGTTGAAGAACTTCGTGATGTCATTGGGCGTGTACATCTTCCCCTTCGGCTGGCTGGCAGTACCGGCGCTACGCGAGCGACCGGGGGAAACCTGCTTCTCCAGTTCAGAGGTGGCCGCAGGAGTTTGACCTGCGGATTGAGCAACAGGAACTTGGCCATTCTGAGCCTGCCAAGTACGGAAGAAGTTAGCCACACGCGCTGAGTCCAAGGACCGCTGCGCATCTTCAAGGTAGGTCTGCCGGGTAATACCCGTAAGCGGATCGGCCTCAAGCAACCACGACTGGAAGTCCGAGTTGTCGTTGGTATCCCGCCACGTCGGGACGGCGGAAGTAAGGTCAGCCCAGAACTGCTGCTCCGCAGAAACCGCTTGCCGCTGGGCGACAGCCTGAACCTGCGGGACAATGCTGGTGTTGACCTGCTTGAGTGCAGTCTCGACTTGGGCGAGACGATGCATCAACGAGGAGAGTTCCTCGCGGCTAACCCTACGCATGACCTCGATCGAATCCCCATACTCAGCCACGTCGTTCTCGGTTACGAGCTTCTCCGGGGCTGCAGCGGCGGGGGCCGACTGAGGAGTAGCCATCGACGAAAGCAACTGCTCCATCTGCTGGAGTCGCTGCTGCATCTCCCGGTTCTGCTGGTGCAGACGGGGGACCTCGGCGTTGTACATACCCTGAAGCGTCTTGTACTTCTGCAAGACGGTGTCTTCCGGCACCTTCCCTTCTGCAGGCTTCTGCTCAGCAGCCTGCTGTGGAGCATCGTTCGTCTCAGAATTGCTGTCGGCCGGTGGATCTTCAGCCACAGGTTCACCCTGATCCGGCGCATCGGCGGAGGACTGCTCCTCGCCCTGCGGACGCTCGGGGTTTAGCTGCTTGTAAAGTTCCTGTACAGCCTCAGTCTGCTTACGGATCTGCTCGGGAATTGCCACGTTGAACGCTCCTTATCGGTGTGCGTGATTAGACGGCGAGCTAAAGCTTTGCCGCTAGGCCAGGGGCATCTTTGGCAAGCTTGTAAAGCTCACCCAAAACCTGACAGCGCCCCTGATAGACTGCCGGGTTGTTTACTGCGCTAGGAAGCTGGTCCAGCTCGTGGCCTCGCCACAGGGCAATCCACTCCAGAAGTTCTGGGTATTGCCGGACGGCGTTTGCCAAAGCCTTGATGACCTGCTCATCGGGACGGATCACATGGACCTCCCGCTAGCACGATTCTGAACTGTGTTGGCTTCCATACCACCCTTGGGGGCCCCATCCGGGCCGGTGGGGGTGGGAGCCTGCGCCTGCATTTCTGCGAGCTGGCCCTGCACGACGCTCTGGAACGCCATCTTCTCCCGCGACGGGACGACCTCGTCGACGGGCATCTGCAATCCCTTGGCCACTTCGCGCAGGATGACGGCACGGCCTTCCTTGCCCATGATCTCGGCGTCCAGCGGGTTGGCCGTTGCGGTGAGGAACTCGATCCGGCGCAGGTTGACAGTCTCCTTGACCGCAAGGTTGATGGCACCCTTGGCCACCACCTGAGCGTCGCCCTTGATCTGCTCGTCCTCGTCGTAGCGCATGTTGTAGATGAACTGCCGCTGCACGATCGGCTTGATCACATCCGAGTCGATGTGCATCACAACCTGCCGGATGCCCTTGCCTGCGGCACCCATGAGCATCGACAGACCGGACGAGGTGCGACCGGCACCCTGCACGTCCGTATCACCGTAGATATACGCCGGGATGCCCGAGTGGTCGTCAGCCAGCCGGCTGAACTTCTCGTACACCGCCATCAGCACCTGAGCGTTGTTGTCAGGCTGGGTAAAGCGCACAGCCGGCGCACTGGAGCCGACCGGATCGTTGGTGACCTGCCAGATCTTCCACGGGCTGAGCTGCGTGATGTCCTCGTTGGGAGGAATGCGCTCCAGATTCACCTCGACCTGCGGGCCGGAGGAGATACCCATGTTGTTGACCAGTGCGCGGGCGGCAGCGTTGCACACGCCCTGCAGGTCTTCAATGATCTCGGGGATGCCCTTGCCCCAGAACGCGCCGGGGCACTTGATGAACGAGGTCTTGGCGTACGGCTTCTCGCCCAGCGGGTCGTAGTTCAGTACAGCCTTGATTACATAGTTGCCAACAAGCCACACGTTGGCGTCGTATTCCTTGGCAGGGTCGTCAACATCCTGCTCGGACATGCCCCATTCGATGAGCATCGAGCCGCTGACCTTACCCCAGAACTCAAGAGCGTCGAACTCGGTGGTCGGCCGCATATACGAATAGTACTTGCGCTCCTCCTCGTTCTTGATCAGCTCCACGTCCTCGTTGATCCACGACTGACCGTTGCCGGTCTCCAGCACCTTGCGAATGGCTTCTTCGTCGTAGCCGGGCACACCGATGAGGTCCGAGAGTTCCGACCGCGACATGCGGTGGTGCTCGAACATGTACCCGTCACGGATGTTGCTGATGCCCGGCTCGGGGTAGATGCGAAACGGATCGACCCGCTCGAACTCAGGCCCAAGGCGCTCGATGGGCTCAATGGCCATGCGGCCATCCGGTCCTGTCTTCCAGCCCAGAGTGCGCTGCCGGCGCACCACAGGTCCCTTGACGAACGCGCAGGGGAAGGTAACCAGATCGGTGATGAACTCGTTGAACGACTCAGCCCAGCCACCCTGCTCGAACTGGTCTTGGATCTTGTGGCGCATGCGATCCACGCGCGCCTGCGCGGCCTGCAGCAGGGAGAACCGGTACTCCTGCGAGACCATCTCCTTGAGTTCTGCAGTCTGCGTCTGGTCGGGTGCCTTGCCAAACTGCTGCACCATCGACAGCACACGCTCGGCAAGCTGGGACTTGAGCTCCTGCTCCTGCGTGGGAGACAGCGAGGGGATGGTCGTAGCCTGCAGGTCCCACGGGGGCGAGCCCGTGTCGAGGAGGATGTCGCGCAGCCAGCTCTCGGCCGCCCGGCACTTGACCTCCGTGATCATCATGTAGACCTCGGAGCCACCCTGCATCCGGATCTGCCTGAGCTTGTCGGCTTCGTACTCGCCGTTGCGCTGCCGCAACGCACGCAGCATGGCCTGCTCGATGGGCTTCTTGGCGATCTGGGAGCGATCCCAGCAGCCGCGCAGGTACGAGGCAAGGCCGAGGATGACAGGCTGGTTCTGGCGCTCCTCGAGCGCCTTGTCGACAGCGGCCTTCTCCTGACGAGTTACCTCCTCAGTACTAACCACTCTCAGGAACGTCAGACCTGCCATCTGTGCCTCCGTGCAATATGCACACGCGTGTTCTACGCGTGTCAAGTATAAACGTCAAGCCCATAAAAAAGAACCGCCAGAGCCGAAGCTACAATGGCGGTCAAGGTCCCAACACGGGGGAGGAGGAGCACCCCGCCCACGCAATATATCAAGTCCACCCTGAAGCCGCAACGGGTTTGATCTCCCGCCGCTGCAGCATGTACCCACCCTCACCGGCAGTGGATATGTGCAGCATGAGGTACTGCAGTGCCTCAGCGACGTGCGAGTGCTTGTTCTTGTCGATGGCCATGTCACCCGTGGGCTTGTAGCGGTAGCCGCCCATCATGGCCGCCTTGAGCTGCGTGCAGCCGGGGTCCACGAGAAACGCCGGATCGCCGTCCACCTGCCGCATGAGGTAGTCGTCCACCGAGTTGATGCGTGCCGAGATGCTGTTGGTCTTGGCCGGTATGACCCTGAACCCCTCGGCCTTGATGATGTCCACGGCGCTGCGCTCGTCGGTCTGTGCCCGCTGCACACCAGCCGGGTCGGTCACGATAAGCACCGGCACCCCCGGAAAGCGCTCGTACAGCTTGGGTTTGAGCACGGTGCGCATGAACCGCTGGATGCCCATGTCGAAGCTGACAGCCTCGTCAAGTATCAGTGCGCGACCACGCGGGTCCTGCTGCCCGATCACTGCGGCGGGAGTAAGACCAAGGTCGATTCCGATGACAATGGGTCGGATTCCGTTGACGACGGGACGAAGCCGTTCTTTCGCCATGTGGTAGTCGGGACGGAAATACTTGTAGATCGGCATGCCAGCAGAGGACAGTCCGTACTCTCCGTCAATATATACACGGACGTACTCCTCTGACCGTCCTTTCGTGTCGTAGTAACCGTCAGGGAGGTTGGCAATGTTTTCAGCATACGGCGATCGTCCCGAGGGTTGTTTGAATACGCTCCAGCCGTTGTCGTTGGGCGAGACCCCATCGACGGGGTCCAGCTTCTCCATCTGGTAGTACCACCACGTATCCATGGTCGGAGGGTTGGTGTCCCCCCACATCCCATGCCACGTGGGTCCGCCGTCCTTCTTGGACGGAAAGCGGCCGATACGCTTGGACATCGCATCGACTATATCCGGATGGATATCGCGGCACTCGTTGAACCAAGCGAAGGTAAGTTCCAGCGAGTTGAGGTTAGCCACGTCGTCCGCGTCATCGAGGGCACGGAACATGATCTCGCACTCCACGTCCCCAACCCGGAAGAAGTAGGTCTTGGTGGTGCGCATGTACTCCCCGCACTGCCCCGGTGGAAACCAGTCGAGAAACGTCTTGATCGTGGTGTCCTGCAACTGGCGGGCGGTCTCACGGACCACGGCAGCGCGCGAGCGCCTGCGTCCATGCTGGTCAGGAGCCTGCATGCTGGCCCGGCGAACAACCTCGAAGGAGCAGGTAACGCTCTTTCCCGAGCCCACAGGCCCCATGATGACCCGCATCTTGTCGTTGCAGGCCATGAACTTCTTGCCGGTAGGCGGCGGCGTGTAGTCGATCTCAAGTGCCATCAGTGGTGTTTCCTGATCCCGTCCTCGTAGTCCTCACGCCCATCCATCGCGTTGTGGATGAGAATGTCGGGGTCGTCCTCGTCCTCCTCCGGGCAGCACCAGCACTTGGCGTCGATCTCGTGCTTGCGGGAGTCCCCGATCGGGACTATGTGGTACTTATGCTGGCTCATGCTGGCCTACGAGCATGATCACGAACTGGCGTCCGTTCTTCTTGCTCTTGACGATCTTGGTTCGGTAGGACTGGTTGGCCTGTTTCAGGGCAGCCTCCACGTTGTGCGCCTCGGTAGAATTGTTGAACCATGCGGCAGGCATGCCGTCGTACTCGCGGTCAAACAGCTTCCGAATACTGAAGGCCGGGGGGGCTTGCGTCATCCATCACCTCTGGGGCTACTTCAATCGTGCGGGCGTCCTTGGGGTCGTTGCCAAGGTTGATCGTGATCTTGACACCACCGCCACCCTCGCCAGCCGTAGTGTCCTTGGGCTCAAGCCCCGCCCACTTGACGGTGGATTTGATCAGGTCGGCCTTGACCGCTGGGGACACAGACGGGTCGTGAATCAACAGGTAGGATGTTGTCAGGAGTTCTTCTGCTTGGGCTCGAGCTTTGAGCCTGAACGTAAGTCCCTTGTCGCGGATCTCGCCACGGTAGCTCTCCACCCGCTTGAGAAAGACGGGGTCGGAGTTGAAGGCGAGCAATTGGTTCGGAGTTATCTGGTGCCGGGCCACGACCTCATTCAGCGTCTCGCCGCTACCCTCGAGCATGAGGGCCATGTCAAACGCCAGTCGGTCAGACCACTTGGTTGTCCAGAGCGGTGATGTATCCATGGCACGAGAGTAGGCGGGCGGTGCGCGGGTTGCAAGGGGAAAAAAGCGTAACTTTACACGTTGGTTTTTTGGGCTGTGTTATGTGCGACTTACTGTAACCGGGGGGGGCCTCGCGTCGCCAGTCCATGTACCCCCCCGTCCTGGCTGTGCCCGCGCCCGCTCGCCCGCGTGCCTGGCTGCGCCCGTGTCGGCGTCCTGGCTGTGCCCACCGTGTAAACTTTGCATTCCGTCGATTCCGTCGCAGTCTGCAGTTGTCGGCGGGACATCCCGTCCTGACGATGGCCCGGTCTCTGCGCCGGGTCTGCTTCCTCACAATCTGGAGTTACGATGAAAGAGTGGAAAGTCACGGCCAAGCGCCGTATCGCCCCGGTCACCATCACCCTCGTGGTGAAGGCCGGTCGTATCAACGAGAACGGCACGTTCTCCTCGTTCGAGGTGATCTCGGCCAAGGGCGCTAACAGCACCCTGAAGGCCAGCGTCCCGCCGCAGGGCGGCGGCGCGATCTACCTGAAGGTGGAGAGCTTGGAGGGGATCAAGATCCTCGCCGACGACGACGGCCCGGCCAGCGCCGGTCCGAAGCCGAAGCTGTTCTAACCACGGAGCCCGGGCGCAAGCCCGGGCTTCCTTCACGGGAGAGGATGATGAGCATACGATGGATCGTGCGCAACTGGCGCACACTGGCCCTCTGGCGCATGCCATACGGGATCCAGCTCGACAGGTTCCACGCCTGCACGCAGCGGGTAGGGACGCTAGAGTTTGGAGGCATATGGCTTGGCGGCGAATGGTTCCTCGTCAGCAAGGCTGCGCGAGACCTGAACACCGGCGAGGAGGTGACGCTGAAGCTGTTCTAACCACAGGCCCGGGCGAAAGCCCGGGCTTTTTTGTGCCTGCTGCACACGCGCGTAGCGCACCAAGGTCATGGCCCCCCGCCTTGCCCCCTCCTCTTTCTTCCTATTCGTCGGGGGGTCATGGCTGCCCACTAGCGCACACTTTGGGGGGTTAGACGGCTGAAACTGTACGTAAAGTTGTAAAGTTGTAAACAATCTATTGATCTAAACTGTACATTGACACGAATTTCGCGTTTTGACTCAAAGTGTAAAGTTGTAAAGTTATACCAAAGTCCTGTGAAATCAGCCACTTACGCACGAAAACCAGCGAATGTGTACGTGTAAACAATATAATAATCTAAATAATCTACGTTTTTTTAACCCTTTTCATGAGGACAACACATTCACTTACTACACTTTACATACTAACTTTACATGTAAAGTGTAGCTTTCATCGCCTTATTTTTCCCACATTACCCCAAAAATCGTAGATTATTTAGATTGTGCAGTGAACAATCGAGCAAAATCAAGCACTTGCGTTGATCTACATCCGCATCTTTACACACCCAAATCGTAGATTGTTTACACGTAAAGTTTAGATTGTTTACGTGCTAACTGCGCGCGTCGGATTTGGCCCTGTAAACTTACTGCCCGCGCGCGGTATCTTTCTTTACATGCCCTATAGGGGCCGACTTTGCGATCCGGCCAGCCCGCCGCAGTCTGGCTGGGCCGAGGGGTTCTCCCCTTGGCAAACACCTAGATGTAAACTTACGGAGTGTAAAGAAATGGACAAGAAGGCAACCATCAAGCGCA